GGTCGGGTCTGATTTACAGGAGATACATGCTTTCGGAGATTCGTTTCCGTTGCGTGCAAGCTCTCTAGCATATGCGGTGGAATACCGCATCTGTAGATCAGTTCGGCTTTGCCGGACTTCCGTGCGAATTTATATTAGCACGGTGCACACGAGCAATTGCAAGTGTGAAGTTCGCACCGGAGTATAGGTTTGAATCCTATTCTTTGGTGCGGGCGTTATCGGGAGTTACCTCTCGATAGTGTTAGTGGCCGCTTTGCCGGTCCAAACATAAGGATAATCCCCATGAAGTCTAAAGTTGAATTTCTCACATTGCACGATTCATTTGTGCTCTATGGTTGCTCAACCCATCAAAGGTTTTCCTTTGACTGTCCGAATTGCGTTAATCACGCGCTTCGTCAGGGCTTCATTGATTGGAGGATCCGGACGTTTGGATGGCACGATGCAGCTAACTGGCTGCAACGAAAGTATGGCAACTAACATCGGAATCTATCATGTCTCTTTCCACCTTTACCAACGAAGTTGGCTATCATTCTCAGACAGCCTTCGTCGAAGATAGAGTTACAAACCATGACTACGACTTTAGCAGTCCGCCTAATGCGCCACAGTATGTGGATCATACTCACTCTGAGTATTTTGACTGTCCTATTGCGTATTCCAATAAACCGCCAATTTATAAATCACCGGGGCGTGCCCCGTCTGATTATTGGCGTTTTATTGGTCAGGTAAGGTCCAATAAACCCGTTATCCAAACTTATAAGGTCTGGAATAACTTTGGGCACTACTGGGAGACATGGCGAGAGATATCTCATCACATTGCTCCTACTTGGCACATCCCTTTCACTTGGGATCCTGTCAATGAGGAGTCACACCAAAATGTGATTGATGAGAGTGTTGTCAAAGCTCTTAATAAAATACAGAGCGTTGACTTCAGCGATCCTCGCGATACCGTCAATTTCCAAGGCGGTAACGCTCTCGCTGAATCTCGAGAGGCTGGTAGAATGCTTGCTAAAAGCGCAATGAAACTTGTGAAAGTTATCAAAGCTGTTAAGGGAGGACATTGGAAAACAGTCCTAGATACCCTTGGCATCAGCAAGCATACGTTCATTCCCGGAAAAACTGTGTCCGAGACATGGTTAGAAATTCAGTATGGGTGGAAACCTCTGCTGAAAGATATCCATGATTTGGATCAAACAGTACGCCATCTCCTGACACGTCAACACCAGATTAGGGTTTCTGCTGGTGCGAAACTGGAGGAGTCACGGAAGTATTCTGTGAGTCATTATGGCTACGAGGTTGCGATAAAAGAGAGTTGTGTAACGACTTTCTTGGCTACTCTAATTAATGAGCAAGCCGCGTCGCTCCAATCGTTGGGAGTGATCAACCCGCTAGGGATTGCTTGGGAAGTTGTTCCTTTCAGCTTCGTTGTTGATTGGTTCATCCCGGTGTCTAACACCCTTGAAGCATTGACCTCCACAGCGGGTTTCCGCAATGACGGTGGTTGGTCGAGTTCCAGGCGCGAATTTGCGCTTGAAATTCGACAGATCGGACCTAATGACGTGAACAAATTAGAAGATCCTGGTCTCTATCAAGAGGTCGGGTTCGGTTTCCGTCGGTTCGCTTATGCAGAGTGGCCTCCTACGAGGCTCTACGCAAACCCTAAACCGTGGTCAACTACCCACGCGCTTAATGCACTTGCATTAATGTCGCAGCTACATGGATAGCAATTCCGCTTACCATTTAGTTAACGAGCATGTTCTGCTCATCAACCAATGAACTCCCTCGTGGAGTCATCAGGAGTATAATCCTAATGGCAGCATTTGCCCCGGTCGTCATCAAAGACGCCGCCGACGTGGACGTAACGTTCTCGCCGCGTAATCTCGAAGGTGGGATTGCGACTTTCGTGAACTCAAACGGAGTTCCCGTGGGTGACAAGAAGATCACGCTTACAATGGGCCGTCCGAATGCCAATGGCCGTCGGAAGGTTTCATTTAAGCTTGCGCTTCCTGTTGTCCAGGATGTTGTGGTGAGTGGCGTGTCGAAACCCACTGTCGTCAGGTCCATTTTCGTGGACATGACTTGGCAGTGGGAGGCGACTTCCACTCCAGCCGAACGCGCTGATTCACACGCATTTGCCTACAAGTTATTGGCTGATGCGGTTGCTCTTCGCGCGATCGACTTTACCGAAGGCCCCTGGTAAACAGGGCTCCCGGCAACCACTGGGTTGGATTGCGATGATCGTAGTTTGCGGAATGCTTTTCGCACTCTTCGTTATTTGTTTCCTGGCCTACTTAATTGTGCCACAGAAGTCTGTGTCGCAAGTCATACAAGGAATGCCTTATGACAGAACATCCTTCATTGCCCTTGACGGGCAAGTCGGGAATCCCGGCAGAGCTAACGTCTCAACTCGTACAACTAATACAGGGTCTCCAGCCGTCCGTGAAAGCGGATTACCTGAAGAAACTGTTCCTTAGTAAGTACGTTTCTCCACTCACTGCGCCTGCGGATGTCCGCAGAAATCGCGCTTTGTTTAAGTGGCTCCTTACGGAGCGGGAGAATGAAGCCACCAATGATAGGCTTATTTTAACACACGAGGAATATAACATTTTACCTCGTGTTGCCTATGGTAGCTTTGTTGAGTTTTGTCGCATCCTCATTTGCGATATTATCGGCGAAACGCCTCCAACTGAGTGCTTAATCGGCACTTTCTCTGGCGGAGCGTCCACTAGCAGGCCACGTACGAAGAGCCACCCGGCTTCTAAGTACCTCGGGAAAGCTCACGTTACCCCTCCTTGTTTGGACATCTTTTCAACACTAGTTGAGGAGATGCCTGGATGGATTGGGGCTTCTGAATTGGAAGTGATTCCAATTCGGGGCAACGTGTTCTTCACTGTTCCCAAGAACGCGGATATTGATCGTTGTGCTTGTAAAGAGCCCGACATTAATATGTTTGTTCAAAAGGGCATTGGGACCTTCTTTCGTCGGTCCCTCCGCAGCCACGGTATTGATCTAAATGACCAGTCTTTAAACCGGCGTTTAGCTTATGAAGGATCAGTGACAAAGGAACTCGTAACGCTGGACTTGTCCAGCGCTAGCGACTCCGTATCTACTGAACTGGTTTTCCAGCTCCTTCCAATAACGTGGTACACCTTACTTGACGCTGTGAGGAGTCAAGTTACCATCATTGATGGTGTTGAACACCGCAACCATATGTTTTCGTCGATGGGCAATGGCTTTACTTTTGAATTGGAGAGTCTTCTCTTCTATGTTCTAAGTAGAGCCACTGCTTTCTTTACGAAAACATCTGGCAAAATATCGGTCTACGGTGATGACATTATATGCCCAATCGGCATGTCTGACGCTCTCGTGACTGTTCTCTCTTACTTCGGCTTCTCTGTTAATTTAGAGAAGAGTTGTTTAGAGGGCGCTTATCGCGAGAGCTGCGGAGGTCATTATCATAATGGACTCGATATCACTCCTTTCTACATTAGGAAGCCAATTGAGTCACTTCCAGACCTCATTCACGTGGCAAATCAGCTACGCGAGTGGGCCTTGATCGAGGGTATCGCTATCCTTGATCCGGAGGTGGAATCAATATGGCTGTGGTTGAAAAGCCACATTCCTGCTGTTCTTTGGGGGGGTGGTGACACTGCTTTCAAGTATCAACTTGTGTCTCATGACTCACCTACCAGCCGTCTCGTTGAAGAGAAGGTTGGTTCGAGTACTGAGATAGGCGGTTTCTACCACTGGCTTAACGCCACATGGGACCGTACCACAAGCTCCTATTTAACCCTCTTTGAAGATGGCTCCGTTCACGTTCTCAATGTGGACGGCGTTTCAACTTCCCGTAAGGTTGTAGGGAAAGGCCGTTACAGGCTACGCCCGGTACGGAATTCAGCAGTGCCTCGTTTGCCGGCACACTTCTTATCTGAGGTGTGTTGACGTCCGAGTATGGTTA